AGAAGGTAAAAAGGTGGACAAATTTAAATATGTTGGTGTTAAGGTAGCAAAATCTACAATATCGAAAACTATTAAAACAGGTATTAAAAAGGTGGTTGAAGTAGCCTTGACCACTAAAGATGAGAAAAAAACTAATGAGGCTTATAAACAAGTATATGAAGAGTTTAAAAACTTGAATATTGATGAAATGGCTTTTAGAACAGCAGTTCACAATTTAGATAAGTTCGCTAAAACTTCATCGCTTCAAAAATTTGAATCTGGTAGTCCAGTTCATGTTAAAGCCAGTATAGCGTATAATATATTACTGAAACAGCTTAAAATAGATGATAAATATGAAGGTATTGCATCGGAACAGAAAATTAAATGGTTCTACGTGAAGAAAAACCCATATAATTTAAATGGAATAGCTTATATAGGAAAATACCCAACAGAATTCAAATTGCAGGTTGATATAGATACAATGTTCGTCAAATTAATGGCACAAGAACTAGAACGTGTGTATGAATGTATTGGTTGGAGAATACCAGATTTGAAAAACGAAGTTGAGACGAATTTAATGGATTTATTTTCACTCTAAGACTTGAAAAATGATAATTTTATGGTAAGATACAATCTGAACATATGGAACCAACATTAACAACATTACTAGACAGTCTACAAAGAACAATCATCGGAATTGAGAATACTTCTTTATCAACCGATAAAACATTAGCAATAACCAATCCTGCTGTGATTCACATCATGCCAGATGAAAGAACTGGACAAATAAGACTTCAGATTCTGCCACTCTTCTTCAAGGAGTTTCAGGCTGATAAAGAAGCAGATACCATTGTTCATTATAACAGAAATATAATCTCGCTGTATGCACCTATTGTATATGACTTTAAGGTTGCAGCACAATACAAGCAGATGTTTAATCCATCTGCCATAATCACCCCTAAACAAACAGGGAATGATACACCGATAATAAAATTGTTTGATGATAACAATTAATAAACTCTAAGAAATTAGAAAATGAAGGGTGGTGGATAATAACCCCACCACCCTTTTTCAATATTAGGTTATTACAAAATTATATATTATGGCAAAAAAAGAAAAAGACGACTTATCAGGGTTCAACAGCATCTTTGGTGATGTTGACAAGATGAATCCTGACGCAGAAACATTAGATTCTACTACATTATCTACGCCTGATGGGTTTATATCTACTGGATGTTATGCATTGAATGCGATCATATCAGGTTCTCTATATGGTGGAATTCCTACAGGAAGAATAACAGGATTTTCGGGGCCAAGTCAAACTGGTAAGACATTTATCATGAATAAAGTCATAGCCAACGCTCAAAAAGATGGATATGTAGGAGTTATTTGGGATTCTGAGGTTGCAGTAGATAAAAAAGGGGCAGTAGCAGTCGGTGTTAATCCCAAGAGAGTGAAGTATTACCCGATAGAAACCATCGAAGAGTGTCGAAACCAGATTAGTAAATTTTTAGATAATATCATAAAATCTAATGATGAAAATCCAGAAAACAGAAAGAGGAATAAATTTATTATATCTATAGATTCTTTGGGTAATTTGGCGTCTGCTAAGGAAATTAAAGATGCTGAAAACGATAAAAGTGCATCTGATATGGGACAACGAGCAAAAGCTATTAAGTCTATGATGAGAGCATTGACTTATAAAGCGGCTAAAGCAAGAGTTCCTATAATGTTTAGTAACCACATATACGATGGAATGGAAATGTATCCAACTCTAGTAAAGACTCAGAGTGGTGGTAAGGGGCCAGTTTATTTGGCTTCTGTGTTGGTTCAGTTGAGCACTAAACAAGAAAAAACCTCGGAGAATCCAGACGAGAACTCTATAGCTATATCTCATAATGTTTCAGGTGTTACATTAGGAGCGTTAACAGTGAAAAATAGATTCATACCATCGTTTTTAAAGACTGAATTATATTTAAATTTTCAAACTGGATTAGACCCATATGCTGGATTGTTTGATATAGCTGAAGCGTTTGAAGTAATTAAAAAGGAAGGAAGATCATATTCTTATAATGGTGAATCGTTAGGATTTAGAAAGAATATCGAGAAGAACGCTGAAGTATGGGAGAAAATAATGCCAGAATTGGAAAAGGTGCTAAACGACAAATTGAGATATGGTGGAGAGAAAGCTTTAGTATCGACCACAATTAAAGAAGAGTTAGACGAGTTAGATGAAGGTGAATTAGATGACAGTGCTGAAGATGAGGCATAAATATGATTCCTAAAAAAGAAGAGCCTAAGAAATTAGATTATGAATACTATGAATTAGTTATAATAGTTAATGCCCTTAAAAATAAGGAATACTTATCTGCTATAATAGATCACGTAGATTTAGAATATTTTAAGGATGCTAATAATAGAGAATTCATAAAAAACATTTTCCGTTTTTTTGTGGAGAGAGGAGAATGTCCAGCATTGGAAGAGTTAAAGTCGAGGTTATCTACAACAGAAGATAAAAATTCTTATAAAAACGTAATAACTAAAATATTAACACAGAAACTTCTCATTGTAGAATTTAATAAAGAAGAACTTTTTGCTAATACTGAAAAGTTTCTGAAAGATAGAGGTTTATACAAAACCATTGATACTGCCGCTGAACAACACACATTAGGCGTGATAGATTTAGATGAAACTCTAAAATCCATTGAAAAAATTTATGCTATTTCTCTCCAAGAAAGTTTAGGTCATTGGTATTTTGAAGACGTTGAAAAACACATCACAGATTTAACAACGACATATCATCCTATCCCTACAGGATGGAATAGTTTAGATTCAAGGCTAGAAGGTGGTGTGTTTCCAAAAACTTTAACCTGTTTTATAGGACAAGTTAACGTAGGTAAAAGTATAGTTCTAGGAAATCTGGCAGCTAATATGACACTTAAAGGTAAAAACGTGTTGTTAATATCTTTAGAAATGTCTGAGTTCATGTATTCGAAAAGAATAAGTTCTCAAATATCCCAAATTCCTCATAGCAATCTCAAATTATATTCTGAAGAGTTGAAAAACTCTATTCAGGAAGTGGGGGCCAAACTGGACAGCAAATTAGTTGTTAAAGAATTTCCTCCTAAAGCTGTAACAGTTAGGCAAATAGATGCTTACATAAACAAACTAAGACATAATGGATTCAAACCAGATGTTGTAATTATAGATTATTTGAACCTGATAAATCCTTCAACTAAGGGACTCAATTCGTATGAATCCGTTAAGGAAATAGCAGAACAATTGAGAGCACTAGCGTTCAAGTATAATATTCCATTCATTTCAGCCAGTCAATTGAATCGTGCAGGTTTTAATAAAGATAATCCCGGAATGGAAAACATATCTGAAAGTATAGGATTAGCAGCAACATGCGATATTCTATGTTCTATATGGCAATCTGACGAAGATAAAGAGTTAGGGATTTTGAATATGGGTATGCAGAAAAATAGATTCGGTTCTAATTTTGGAAATTGGGCATTTAAGGTTAAGTATGAAACATTGACCATGATCGAAACAAACAAAGATTGTTTTGCGGAGAATTCTACTGATTCTGTTGTTTCAGGTGCTAATGACACTTTAACAAACCTAGAAAACCTAATGGAAGATATAGAATAATTATAAAAAATATGTCAAATTCTAAAGATATTATATTCACACACAAAGATTTAGACGGAGTAGCCTCGTATTTAACGTTAAGTTGGATATTGGGATATAAACCGTCTATATACCCCACAACACCAGCAACAATGAGAGAGAATGTTGCTGGTTGGTTGAAGAATAATAAATTTGAGGATTATAGAAAGGTGTTTTTCCTAGATTTAGATACGTCCGATTTAGGTGACATTATAGATGTTGAAAATGTTGTTATCATAGATCATCATGCCACTAACACATTTGAATATAAGAAGGCTAAAACTAAAATAGAGAATTATACTTCTTGTGCAAAGCTTTTGAAGGATACATTAGGCAAAGAATTTCAATTTACGGATGCTCAAAAAATATTAATAATGTTAGCAGATGATTATGATTCAGCATCTAAAAAAACCCCATTATCCTATGAATTGAATGTAGTATTTCATGGCACTAATGACAAGATAAACTCTTTCATAGAGAATTACAGTAAAGGGTTTAAACCTTTCGACAAATTTCAAAAGAATATGATCAATCTTTATATTAATGCTAAAGACGAGTTTTTGAATACTAAGAGAGAGGTTTATTCTGGCTTATTGGAAACCAAAGAAGAGAAATATAAAGTGGTTTCCGCTATTTCAAATGATTATATACAGGAATTATCCGAACATCTTTTAAATAAATATGAGTCTGATATAGTATTTATCATAATGCCTAGAGGTGGAAAGGTTTCCATGAGGAAAAAAGACGGTTGCAAGTTAGACTTGTCCAAATTGGCTGAAAAACTGTGTGATGGTGGTGGACATGCTTGTGCTTCTGGTGGTTCAGCAACGACAGAAGCATTCAAAACATTTTCTAAAACTTTGAATTTGATTTAATATTTATATGTGGTTAATTACTACCAACATATGTTAAATGATAAAATATTAGAGAATTTCATAAGCAATAGTGATCCGCTTGATAATATATGTGGCAAAGAATTTATTATCAACGTTTTAAAATTTGGTTCTTATTTATCGATGATAAATAATAAAAGAGTGAATTCGTCCGTTTTGTTTCTAACAATACTTGAAAATTATAGATTACGTGATATATTTGTCGAGATGACAGGTGCAGAATCCGAAAGGGATGCTTTTTTAGGGGTTTTGAAATTATATCCGATTTTGATAAAATCTAAAAACACTAAAAAGTTATTCGAGAAATCTAAGAAACAAAAGAAAACATGACAGAATTAGAAAAAAGAATTTACAATAAGCATATGGCTATTTCCAGATCGATTAGGAAAAAGGCTTATAGACTTAGAGAAAATTTTAAAGATTTTGAAGAGGATTCCAAATATCCATATGTCAAAAAATTAGCAATATTCTTTTCTAGATATCCTGAAGTTAATATGGACATGTATTTTAGCGCACCATATAAACTTTATTTGGATGTTGATTATTTCGATTTACAATACTTTGCATCCCCAAGAGCCATCAAAACATATACTATATATAAACAAGAATTGAGTAAGTTATCTCCTGAACAACATTCTGAAGATGTGAAAAAATCTTTGAGTTTTATCGGTAAATATTGCATATCTAATAAAATACAATTCGATGATTATATTGGATATACTAAAACAGGTATTCATCCAGTTTGGGTATATCATATCAAGAATGGTGATATTAATATATACTCTTTGATGGAGTTTCCGAATATATTAGAGCATCTAAACGAGATTCCAGAAGAAGAACAGCAATTATTTTTCGGAAAAACAAATCAAGATTTTTTCACGTTAAAGACTAATTATATACATTCTAAATTAAAACCTTTTTTAAGGACTGCCTACGAAAAAATTAGAAGTTTCGTAGAAAAAGTTCTTAAAAGTTCTTAAAAGCACTTGAAAAACCTAAAAACTGATATACAATACTAACTCAACAATAAATTAAAAATATGACAAACATTAAAACACTACTCGACGCATTTGACGACATTAAAAACTCTGAAGGTGAAAAACAAGAATCTTCATTTAAGGATATCATGAAGTTTCAAGCGGGAAATACATATCTAGTTAGATTGATTCCTAACCTAGCAGAAGGAAGAAAGACAAGATATCACTACTTTCACCACTCATGGACTAGCAACTCCACAGGACAGTTTGTGACGGCTTTATGTCCTACTACATACGGAGAGAGTTGCCCTATAGATAATTACGTATTGAAAATATACAGGAATGGCGACGAGGCAGAGAAATTGGCCAATAAAGCCATTTCAAGAAAGGAAAACTGGATGGTAAACGCATATATTGTTTCTGATCCTGTAAACCCTGAAAATAACGGAAAAATCAAAGTGGTTCGTTATGGTAAAGAGTTAGCTAAGATCATAGACTCTGCTATTAGTGGTGAAGACGCTGAAGAGTTCGGTATTAAAGTTTTTGATGTGCAGAACGGTTGCACTTTAAAGATTAAATGCGAAGCAAAGTCTGCTGTTGCTGGTAAATCTAAATACACCACATATGTTTCTTCTAAGTTCATGTCACCCTCTACACTTGAGGAAATCACAGATGAAAAACTTGCTGAGATTCATGCTGGAGTTATTGACATGACAAAATTCAACAAGAAAAAGTCTTCAGCAGAACTACAAAGAATGTTAGACGAACATTTCTTCTGCACAAAGGATGTTGAAAACACTGAAACGGAAGAAGACGAGAAAACTGAAGTTAAAGCATCAACCAAGAAAACCAAAACTGAAGATGCAACTGAAGCTCTAACTGAATCAGTAGAAACCTCAGAAACAGCAGATGTAGATGACGATACTGATGCTAAATTGAAAGCTTTACTTGCAGATTTAACGTAAGCAGTTAAATAAGATATTATGAACGAAGACGATATTGCAGCAGTAATGATGGCAGGATTAGCTAGTGCTAACCTGCGTGAGATAGACAAAAACACTACACAACAAGCCTCTACTGGCCCTGCCAATAAATTAAACCCCCAGTCGTTCATAAAAGGGCATCAGCCTCAAGTAAATCAACAGAGGCAAATTATACAAGATCAAATAAACAAGGAGGCATTGGAGCGATATCCAATGCCTCCTCCTTCTGCTCCTCCTGTCGATACACAACAAATAGCACATACCCCCTTTGTGAATGCAGCACCGATAAATTTAGACCCTAAAACAATGGCTAAAATAGCTGACGCTGCTTTGATTTTTGCTAAAGCTATAGATAGAGTAAGTAAATCGTTGTGTAATAAACTTGATAAACAAACTGATTCTGTTATACTGTAACGATGAGCGAACATATTATCGTAGAAAAAGAATCTTTCATCGAAAAATTGCTGAATCCTGTTAGTAGACTAGCAGATAATATATGTCTGAATTTAGAATCAGATAATGTTAATACTATATGCAATTCCCAAAATGGTGATGTTGTAGTATATGCAAAAATGGAAATGCAATCGAAAATTGCAGAACCATTGAAATTGAATATACCAGACCTTAAAAAGTTTGTTAGACTTTTAGATTTTGTAGAAAAGGATGTTTTCGAGGTGACTATAAACGATAACAATATATCGTATAAAGACGATGGCAGTTTCAATTTCGTTTATTATCTTTTAGAAGATGGTTATATACCTAAAAATACTTTAAACATAAACAAAATAAATTCTTTAGATTATCAAACCAGTTTCGATTTGACAATATCTAAATTTAATGATGTTATGAAGGGATGTGCAATAACTTCAGATTCTAACAAGTTATATCTTTTCACCAAAGAAGGTAAAGTTTATGCGGAACTTAACGACAGAGAAACACCTAATATAAACAATATAACGTATCAAATATCTACAGAGTTTGAGGGGGATGATATAACAACGCCGATACCGCTTAAATTAGATTCTGTTAGGATGATAAGCGGACTTAAAACATCGAAGATAAAGGTTTCATTTAACAGTAAATTCAAAATAACCATTTTCGAAATCAAAGAAGGTGATGTTTTGATAAAATTCATAATCTCTGCTCTGACTAAATAATATAGTTGAAATAGACATAGAAATTGATAAGTTAATATATTATGGCTAACAAGTTAACAACGTTGGGATACTTCCTTAAAAGATTAAGAGATAGTGGATATTATGCGTTTAAGGTGTTTGATGAGTATGGCGAAAGTGATTCTAGACTTTGGACGATAATAATCGATCCTAAAGTGAGCACTTTGTTTTGCACAGCATATTTGGGCGATCCTATTTTCGGAGACAGAGAACCATTTTTAGAGTTGACTGATGGTGGTCAATTTTTACCGCATAAACTAAAGATTAAAACTTTATCTTTTGAAGTTTTGGCGGAATTATTGATGAAATACGGGATCAATAATAAAACCTCAGAATATAATAAAAGGGGAAAGAAATAAACCACCGTTATAGATAAGTAATTATATGCCTAAAGATTCTGAAAATTCTCCAAAGGGTAAAAAAAATAATTCCCTCAAAAAAATATTGAAACCAGAAAAAAAGGTGACTGATAAACTTAGTAAGGTTGAGCCAGAACCTAAAATAATAGACCCTGAGATTCAAAAGCTGATTCAGCAAGCATTCAATCAATTTTACGAGACTGTATCTGTCGAAAACGTAAAAAAAGCGGATATAGCACATTTACACAATATAAACAGGGAGTATTTGAAATGTTATATCACGGTTGGTTACGATTTAACTGACAACAGAGTATTTTTAATGCACGCTGAAAATACAAAGGATAAAGATGCATTAATGGAAAATTTCAGATTCGCTTTTTTCAATATTATGAACAATCAAGCTGGTGATATGAATGATATGAGCGGAGATTGTGATGAAATGTAATTTATGAGTGAGAAAATTGATATAATAACATTCGCGGAAAACTATTTCACGAATGTAAATCTAGATAGAGGTGCAGGAATTATTAAACTTTATCCAGCACAAAAAAGGATATTAAAAAGAATTTCTAATAATCGTTTAAACGCTATTAGATTCCCAAGACAATGCGGAAAGACTACACTGTTGAATATATACGCATTATGGAATTGTATCACGAAAAACGGATGTAATGTTGTAATCACAACAAATACCTCTGAACATGCATCATGTTCGTTAAAAGGTATCAAGCTTGCATATGATAATTTGCCGCACTTTTTAAAATGTGGCGTATTGAGATATGGTAAAGATGGGATAGTTTTCGATAATCTCTCTTCTATAAAATTTATTTCTAAAACTTCATTGGATTCTAATATCAGAGGATTGCGACCAGATGTATTATTGGTTGATGAAGGATCATTCTATACTGATGATGAATTGGAATCTTTATACCCTCTTTTTACATGCTCTAACGTTTCTATATTCTCAACTGGTAAAATATCGAAATCAAGGTTTCTAAATAAAATTCATAAAAATAAACGCAAAACGGTGTGGAGAAAGGCTAAAATGCGTTGGCAAGATGTTCCTCACAGAGACGAAAAATGGAAAAATGCTATGATTAAATGTGTAGGAGGGGAGTCACATTTCGAAGAAGAATTTGAAGTGTGATGTTAAATAAGGTTGTATGTCAGAAGATGACGCAACTAAATTAGAATTGGTAAATGCGGACGATGTTATCAATAACGTTCCGATAAACGAGAGGGATTTTTATAGGGGTGACAAAAAACTCCCGAAGGAAAATGCTCAATTTAATTTTACACCAGCAATGGTTAAAGAATTGAAAAAATGTAGGGATAATATAGTCCACTTCGCAGAAAATCATTTCACGATTGTAAATCTAGATAGAGGTAAAGAAACCATCGAACTTTATCCAGCCCAAAAAAGGGTTTTAAAGAGCTTGCAGAACAATAGGTTCGTCGTTTTATTGAGTTCTAGACAAGCCGGAAAATGTTTGAGAAGTGATTCAGAGATTAAAATAAGGAATAAGAAAACTGGTGAAATCGAATGTGTGAAACTGAAAAGTTTTGTTGATCTACTAAGTCTTAGGCAACCCTGATAGAGTTTGACAATTTCTGCTAACATGCTTAAATATAAGCATATGAAAAAACGACTATGTAAAGTAACAGGGAAGCAATTGACTGAACATCAACATAAAACGTATGGCCTTTTCGCGGGTTCACTAGTTAAAAATTTATACCGAAAAAATAATAATGTAATAGAATATACTTTGAGAGAATTGATGAGATATCCATTTGTGGAAGAGTTGAATGCTTATTTTGAGTCTTGGAAAGCTGTATCGGTGGCTTTGTATAGATGTGGTAAAAACGCCGATAAAGAAACCATTTATAATAAATATTTTAAGCCCTTTTCTGAATGTTGCATAACAGAATGTAAAAACGATATACCCTTTGAATTTGTGCGATATAATGCATGTTGCATGACACATTATAATCAAAGTTGGAAAATAAGATCAGGGGGAACTAAGACAATCGATTACATATATAGATGCTTTGAATGCGATATGAAATATGCCAGTAAAGCTCACTTGACAATACATATTAACGAATCTCATGATAGTGATGAAAAATATTATTTGAAACACATAAACTCAGAAGCGGTAGGAAAATGCTTATGGTGTGAAGAAAATGTCAAATTTAATAATATATGGGAAGGATATGACAAATTTTGTTATAATAAAGATTGTAATGTGAGATATTACAATGAGAAAAATGGAAGACATTTATGTGGTAAAAAAATATCAGAGGGACAAATAAAAAACCAAAATATGCCAAATCAAATAGGATATTGGACTAGACTAGGGGTTTCTTTCGACGAAGCGAAAAAGAAAGTTAGTGAGCGACAAAACACAAATTCAATTCCTAGTATCATGAAACAGACAGGATGCTCAGAAATAGAGGCCATAGAAAAAAGGAAAACAATCACTGAAAAATGGTTGAATTCTTTCCCAAAATTGAACTATTCATTAATTTCACAGGAACTTTTTTGGTATATTTACGAGGAAATAAAAGATGAATATAAAGAAGTATATTTCGCCACAATATTAAATGGAGAAAAGTCGAATAATGGTAAAAACAATGAATATAAAATAAGAACCAATCTCACAACACGATCATTGGATTTCTACATTAAAGAATTGAATAAAGTTATAGAATTTAATGGTGAATACTGGCACTCTCCGAGAAATATTAGAGGTAAATATACAATCGAAAGAGATGTGAAGAGAGATAAAGATTTAATTGATAGTATAGGATGTAAAATATATACTGTTAATGAATTCGATTATAAATTAAACAAGCAGAAAGTTTTAGAAGACTGCATTAATTTCATAAGGAATGGATAAGTTATACCTATATGGAAGCAGAAAAGTTTATAGACTCTAAAAAAGTTGAAGATTATGAAGTATGGACAGATGAAGGGTGGGTGGACATTCAAGAAGTGCATAAAACAGTGCCATTTGATGTTTGGAGGATAGAAACCTCAAATTTCTTTTTAGAGTGTGCTGATGAACATATAGTGATTGGAGAGGATGGTATTGAGATATATGTCAAAGACTTAAAAGTTGGTGATGGTATAATAACTGAAAATGGAATTGAGAAGGTGAATAGTGTGGTTAAATTAGACTGTCCTCCTGAGAATATGTATGATTTGTCTATAGATTCAGAAAATCATACTTTTTATACGAATGGAATATTAAGTCATAATTCCACATTGGCTACTATTTTCGCATTATGGATTTGCTGTTTCTCTTCAGATCAAAGCATGTTGATAGTTGCGAACAAAGAAGACACAGCAATATCAATTTTTAGTAGAATAAGACTAGCATATGAATTACTTCCGAATTACCTAAAACCCGGAGTAAAAGAGTGGGGAAAAACAGGAATGGCGTTAGCTAATGGAAGTTCTATCAAAGTTAGCACTACATCATCCACAGCGGCTCGTGGCCAGTCAATAAATTGTTTGTTTATAGATGAGGCTGCACATATAGAATGTTTACATGGGGAATCTGTTGTGAAATTGAGAGATGTATTTACTAAAAAAGAATATGAGAAAAAGATCGGAGAAATGTTTAAGTTCAATACTAATGTTTCAGGTATTGAAAACGATTTAATATGTTATGAAACAAATGAAAATTTGGAAGTGTGGACGGATTGTGGATGGTCAGATTTTAAAGGTGTTTCGAAATACGATAAAAAGAAATTGGTGAAAGTGCTTTTAGGGTGCGGCAAAAACATAATAGTTTCTGAAAAACATGGATTTATATTAGAATCGGGGGATATTATACACGCTGTAAATTCTTTAGGTTCGAACATTATAACAGAAAATGGAATAGATAAAGTTATTAGTGTTGAAGAAATTGATGATGAGGATTATGTATATGATATAGTAGATGTTGAAAAGAATCACAGATATTATGCTAATGGTATTTTAAATCATAATACACACCTTTTAGATGATTTCTGGAAGTCTGTTATTCCTACTATATCATCTGGTAAAAAATCGAAAATCTTCATGGTTAGCACACCTAATGGAATAGGAAACAAGTTCTATGAGATGTATAATGGTGCTGAAAAGGGAGATAATGGGTGGAACAATGAAAGAATTGATTGGTGGGATGTTCCGGGAAGAAACGAGAAGTGGAAGAATGACATGGTTAACACTTTAGGATCGGAAGAGTCTTTTTCTCAGGAGTTTGGCAATGTATTTTTGGATTCCGCAACAGCCGCAGTAGGTTATGATGTTTTAGAGGCTTTTAAGGTTAATAAAAAAGCACCTATATGGAAGTCTGATGATGGTTCTTACAGAGTTTATGAAATGCCTAAGAAGGATAATTTATATGTTGTGGGTTGCGATGTTGGCGAAGGCGTAGGGAGGGCTTCATCTACAGCGCAGGTTTTGGATGTGACAGACTTATCTAATATAACTCAAGTTGCTGTTTATGGTTCAAACACGATAGAACCATATCATTTCGCAAATCGATTAATAAACCTTTGTTCTTCTTGGGGTAATCCTCCATTGTTGATTGAAAGAAATAACTGTGGTGCTCAAACGCTGGATGCACTATCACATGAACTGAGTTACGAGAAATTGGTAAGTTATAGTAAATTGACTCAGACTGGAGAATATAAATCCACCAAAAATTTGGGTATTTTTAGCCATAACAATCTTAGGTTTAATGCTGTTAGCAATTTGAGATATTGGATCAATTTCTTACAAGTGGTTAAAATATACGATTCTCAAACAATATCTGAATTAGAGACTTTTATTAGATATCCAAATGGAACATATAGGAAAAAAGGGGAAAAATTTTTTGATGATTATGTCATGGGATTAGTTTGGGGATTGTTTACATTAGACCCTGATGTTTGTCAGCAATATTTTAACATAGAAGAGACAGACGAGCAACAGAAGCCTTTGAAGATAACTAGAGGTGAATATTTCCCTAATGATGAGAGTTTATATGAATTGAAAGATTTAATAGGTGGAAATGTGGTAATACCATCCAACGAAAAAGTTCAAAAGAAGTATGAACCTTTACTCGGTAATTTGGACATATACGGAGAAGACGATCTTAACATGGAGGATTTAACAGATTTAGGATATACTATATTCCGCCCATAAGGTTAAATATCATTAATGTCTAACCCTACTCAACAATCAGTTTTAAATAAAGCCAGTAAAGACAAGTTTATATTGGTTCTAGATTTGCCTAATGCTTTGAGAGGAGGGGTTTACACTCCTATTGTAACTCAAGGAACTTCACCAATCGAATTCGCAGTTTTCGGTTCTATCGTTCCAGATGTTATAATTCCTACAATAGCTGTTCCTTTTGCTGGACAAACATTAAATGTAACTAGTTATACTAGACCCAATTATGCTCCTTTAACGTTAAATTTTGTAGTGGATAACACGTTTCTCAATTATTGGATACTTTGGAATTGGTTAAATGTGTTGAATACTACTCATGGTAGCATATATGGCGGTGATAGTCCTACCTCTAAGATGGGATTGCCTGAATATCAAACAATATTTTCAATTTTTGCAGTCAATGAGTATAATCAAAGAGTCGCATCATGGACTTATTATAATGCCACAATAACAGGACTAGGAGGGATAACATATAACTACAGAGATAGCACATGGATTGAATCTAATGCGACTTTCCAATTCAATAAATTAGATTTTAAACTGATAAATCCAGCCATAACATAAAAAATTTACCGTTTTTGATAAATAATAATATAATATGAGAACAATTAATTCTCCCGGAGTTCAAATTACTGAAGTTGACTTATCACAAACGACTACACAAGTTGTCGGAACGAATATTTTCATCACAGGATTTGCTTCTCAGGGGCCAACAGACGAGGTAATACCAGTATCAACTTTATCAGAATTTGAGCAGATTTATGGGGTGCCTTCAACACCAGCAGAAAGATATTTTTACCATTCCGCTAAACAAGTTTTAAATTCAGCAGGTAATCTATACGTTACTAGAATGCCATATGGTTCTGCCTCCGGTGCCGATTTCTCTGACAAATATAGCGCACTATTTTACCCTGTAGCTTCATCTGCAAGCGGTTTCACTATTGGAAAACCTTCTCATTATTCACTAAACGAGAGTCAATTTGAAAAATTACAACAGAATGATTTTACTTGGGATACAGTTCGTTCATCTTCATTAACAGGTTTAAGTGCGCCGGGGCTATACTCTTATGGGGCAAGCGCGGTTACACAAGAAGGATGGGGAGGAGATAATTCTTTCATAAACGCAGGTATTGTTGTAATAAACGAAAGTCAGACCATCATAAATGAAAGATTTGAAGGATACTATGTCGGATTAGTAGACAATTCACAATTCGGCGCAAATTCAGATTTTAATTCTATTGTAACGGTTAATTCTATAACATCAAACTCGAATGGTGTGAATTGGTATAATCTGCCTACTACTAAATTAACAGTAAGTCTTTCTGGAACTGCAAATCAAAACAATAACAGTATTTCAGAAAACATAGAAAAAATACCACAATTTAATTTCGGTGATGTTTATTATTCTGACAGTTTAGTATTCACTTTATTCAAAATCCGCGCATCTATATATCAACCAGAATTGCTATCTGTAGGTCTTGCTGAATCATATATAGGGTCTTTAGATGCTTCTAAAAAGGCTGCATCTAATAGTGGTGGTGTTCAGACTTCGTTCTTCATTGAAGACGTTGTAAATGATAAATCTCCAAACGTTAAAATATTGGTAAATCCAAATATTTCTAAGAAAACATCTTGGGTGACTGCAAGTTCTGTAAATCCTTCGTATTCCGTTACGGTTGATTTGTCAGCACATGGATTATTCGGTGATGGTGTGTTCAATAGTAACATCACCGAACAGACATCTAAAGTTATAGGTTCTGTTCCATCCAAACTTGAAAGAGCATTGTCATTAGTTGAAAATCCTGAAATTTATCCTTTGGATATTATAGCTGATTCTGGTCTTACAACAGTTTATGCTAACTGTTCAGCAGGATCATACGACGATACAACATATTACAATCTTTCAACGCTTCAAAATCCTGAAGGAGACTATTCAGTATATTACAATAGATGGAGTTCTATCTATAACTTGTTCGAAAACTTTGCAGGAGTTCAGAGAAAAGACTGTATGGCTATTGTTGATCCTTTGAGACAGAATTTCATCAACGGAAAAAACACTAAAGTTACATCTGTTAACGCATACAATTTTTCTCAATACGTTTACACGCCGCTTAAAAACACATTTGGCAGTGCAAATAGCAATTATTGCGCTACTTATGCTAATTGGGTAAAAGCATACGACAAAACTAGCGATACGCAAGTTTGGTTGCCATTCTCTGGATTCGCCGCAGGAATATATGCAAATAGTGATAGAGCCACATATCCTTGGTTTGCTCCTGCTGGACTTACTAGAGGTGTTGTGACAGGAATCACAGACTTGGCATTCAATCCAACTCAAAAACAGAGAGATTTCCTATATACTATATCCATAAACCCTGTTGTGTTCTTCCCAAGTGATGGATACATAGTATATGGTCAGAAAACTCTACAAAAGAAACCATCTGCTTTCGACAGAGTGAACGTTAGAAGACTGTTCTTAACATTGGAAAAAGCTACAATGCAGAATTTGAAATATTTTGTGTTCGAACCTAACACAGTGTTTACCAGAGCTAGGTTGGTGAATTCATTAACACCTATTTTCGAGAGAGCTAAAAACACTGAAGGTGTTTATGATTACTTGATTGTGTGTGATGAAAGAAACAACACACCTGACACTATTGATGCCAACGAATTGAACGTAGATATTTACATTAAAGCAGTTCGTTCAGCAGAATTCATATTGGTGAACTTCATAGCAACAAGAACATCAGCTAATTTTGCAGAATTAATAGGATAATCTAAAAATTAACAATAAATAATAATATGCCAGATCAACCACCAATTACAAGTTTTTATGATAAAGTTCAAAGATTAGACTTTGCGAGACTGTTTCAATTTAGATTGATTCAATTCTTCGACGATAGATTTTCAGACGACCTAATATATGTAGAAGCTGCAACACTTCCCGGACGTGCTATAAATAATGTTCAAGTTCCTTTTATGGGATTACAATTCAATGTTCCCGGAACTGCAAATTATCCCGGCTCTGCTTCATATCCAGTTACATTTAGATGCGATGCTAGTTATAATTTGAGAGATAGACTGGAAAGTAAACTGTTTGACACATTTGATGATGATACTAGCACAGGAAACTATTCGATTGGCGATGGCGCGGGTACTAGTGATATGGCTAATGCAGCCGAGAACACGATACAACTACAATTAGTAGATTCCAAAATGAAAGGCATAAGGAATTATTACTTGATTGGAGCGTATTTACAATCTCTTGGAGATTTTGCTTATGACATTAAAGATGGTGGCTCTATTGTTACTATTGCAGCAACTATAGCATATCAATATTGGAGATGCCCCGAATTAGGTAATTCTGTAGGATAACAATTAAAATCACGGATTGATGCTATAAATAATAATATGGCATTAGAAACAACAGATAAATCATTTATAGGGCAAATACCCTTTTTCCTATCTGAGATTTTAGGAAATCCAGCAAGTTCATTACCTAAAGGTGCTCAATGGGTTGTTGAATTTGAAAAATTTCCTGCTGTTATAAAAAAGATAGCGGAATTTGAAAACGCAAGATGGAATAATACTGCTGCATTTGACGCTATAACAACAGCCCCCATACAAAAAACAAAAGGGTGTTTGTTAGCACACGCAGTATCAGTTCCGGGAGATTCTTTTGCAACTACTAATGAAGGAACACAATATGGAGGATTGTTAAGACCCACAATTAACAGCGGAGGAAGAAATTCGGAGAATCTGAGAATTAGTTTTATCGACACTAATGTTAGTTTCGTGGAAAACGTTATAAGACCGTGGGTTATCGTCACTGCACATTTGGGAATGATAGCTTATCCTGAAGATTCTGAAAATCAATATAGAACTAATGTAACGTTTTATCAAATTGGTGTCACCGATCCCTACGAACCTCCATACGTAAGACATAAAATTACATACTATGGCGTTTGTCCAATAAATGTTGGAAGCGAAGAATACAACTATGGTGCTACTACAGCCCCACAAATAAGACAAGTCGAGTTTGCGTATAATTATTATACTATAGATTCTAACCGAGGAAATACAATTAACGTAATTGAAGCGGGTAAGAATTTAGTAATAAAAGTGGGAACTATTGCTAATGAAGTAGGAAATGCTGCTGGTAAACTGTTAAATGGCTTATTTGGCAAAAAATAACCTAGACAATAAAAATGAATAGTTTTTTTAATGTTTTAGATGTATTTGGAAAGGAAGTTCGGATAAAAGAACTTCTATTAAAAGATTATAGAACCATCTTAAAGTGTTTGTTGGGTGACACACCAAACGTGAAAAACCTATTTGAGAATATTGATATAATAATGGAGAAATACAGCAGTTTGCATTTATATGAGATAGAAGAATTAGATTTCATAGATTATTTGATTATATTAGCCAAAATCAGAAATATAAGTTTGAGTGGTGTTTTGAAATTACGAATGGACGATGAAGGAAAAATAGCAACTTTACATCTATCATTGTCTGATGTGATACAAACGTTCTATGACATAAAAAAAGATTTTCTGAAAAGTGAAAAAAACAATTTCGGAAAATATGAAATAGTATACAGATTGCCTACATTATCAGAGTTGGAGTCATGTCAATATGATGATCGTTTCGAGTTAGATGCTACAATATTCATAGACAAAATATATCACAATTCTGAAAATATTTGTGTAATACAAAAGAATCTTCCGATCAATGATAGAAATGAATTGTTTAACAGATTGCCAGCAAAATATTCCTTAAAGGTTGTAAAGGATATAAAAGCATTGGATGACAAATTGAAGAAAATAAACCTGATAAACCTTTTAAATCATCCTGATATTGGAGAAAAATGTATTCTTCCATTCGACTTTAATATACGTAACATTACATTTTTAATTAAAATGTTGTTTTCTGATGATTTGATGTCTATGTATGAGAGTTTTTACACAATGTCTGAAAAAATGTCTCCAGAATATTTAGATAATTGCACTCCCGGCGAATTTGGGATGTTTATAAAAATATATGAATCCAAGCTTAAACAGCAGAATAGTAATCCACAAAATGTTAATAATATAGAACCTTCCCCTATGAATAATTTTGAACAAACAGTTGAAAATAGTGAATTCACCCCTTAATTAATACCATGACACAGAAAAACCCTACATATCTTAATACAGTATTAAAAACACTGGACGATATCAACAAAGATATTACATTCTCCTTTTCAGTCCCATCTTCGGACAAAGAATACTCATCTAAAATTTTAAATACTGATCAATTGAAGAGACTTTTCAAGAGCATTATAGAATCTCCATCACAAACCTCTCTTTTTACTCAAACATTTAACTCTATAATGGAGGAAAATATTTTGAATGAGGATGTTAGCAACTTTACAATCTTAGATAAATTGGTATATTTTATAAAGTTGAGAATTAACAGTATATCGGATATTTATACCATTGATCTATCGGAGAATTCCAAGGTTATCGATGATTCTTATGGTTATGATTTGAATTATCACGTAGAAAATGTTGTGAACACTGTAGAATCACCTCAAGAACTGGAAATATCTGAAATATCTCCGTATAAAGTGATTTGTTGCTTGCCTAATATAAAAGTGGAGAACACTTTAGAGAATGAACTTCATAAAAACTTAGATGTGGAGATTAAAACACCAGAAGAACTTAGACAGCTTGTAGGTGATACTTTCATAAATGAGATTACTAAATATGTTAAGAGTATATCATTAAGTGCTGAAAACATAGACTTTAACGCTTTAGATTTTAAATCTAGAATTACGATAGTATCTAAACTTCCATCTACTATAATAAACAAAATCTTGAAGTATATGGAAGCATATAAGACAATATCAGAAAAGATAACAACTTGCAATTTTACGTGTTACGATTCAGAAGGTAAGGTTGTTAAACTAGAAGAAAAGATACCATTCGATACGACATTCTTTAACGAATAGCTGTTAAACTAGGTTTCTACCATAAATAATATATAATACTATTATATGGCTGATTCTGTTCCACTTGATGTGTCAAAATATCTACCTCCTTCATTTTTTGAAGGGTTGGCTGATAGTTTCATGCAAAATTTGTCTAATTCCATAGGGAATAAGATATTAGCAATAAAAGCATCTACTGGTTCTAAAGATAAATCTGAAACATTGGCAGATGGTATTAAGGGTTTATCCAAAGATTCCACAGCTAAAGGAATGTTAAAAACTCTTTTAGAGGATATAGGATTAACATCTAAAGATAAAGGCAAAAAAGAAGATAAGAAAGAAAAAGTTGTAGATAAGAAAGAACCAGATAACAAGGAGTTATTGTCATATGTCGGACAATTTTTTGCGTCTAATAAGACTAAAGACGGGGAGAAAAAAACTCTAGAGGAAGAAAATAAACCAGCATTAACTATAATTGATGGGTTATCTCCAAATGCTCAAAAGGTGTTGCATAAAATAATAGGGGAAAGCGTAACAAAAAGAAAAGATAAAACGGAAAAGGAAAAAGACGAAGAACCTAAAAAGGGTTCTACGGTATTTAAAATGATGTTCGGAGGATTGGCTTTATTGGCAGGAGGTTTATTTGCGTTATATGAGGGGTTAAAAACCGATGGGCCATTCAAAGGTTTGCTAAAACTTGTAAGCAGATTTGGTGTTCAAGGTGGATTATCACTGCTTCATAAAGTGGGGGCTATGGCTATTAATGGATTGGAAAAATTTGCTGGTGGAATGTTGAGAGGTATTTCTAGTTTCTTTGGCATTGCTGGAAAAGATGCAGCTAAGGAGGGTGTAGAAATAATTGGAAAGGGTGCAGGAAAGGGAATATTCGCTAAAATGGGTGGATGGATAGCAAAAGCATTTGCCAAGGTTGCAAAGTTTATTCCGTTGGTGGGAACGATTATCAGTATAGGGTTTGCAATATCTAGATTCATGAAGGGTGATATGTTGGGTGGAGTGTTGGACTTGCTTTCCGGTGCGGTAAATTTGCTTGGAGGAGGGAATTTGATTGGACTTGGGATATCTCTAGGGATAGATGCATTAAATGCGTTTTTGGATTATAAAGCTGGAGGAACACCAGATGCAGGAGGGAAAGGCAAAGGCTCCATGATTTGGGGCTGGATTAAGGATGCTGGAAAATGGATGGGCAAAAAGTTTGGTGATGTGATAGTCCAATTGCCAGTGATAGGGCCATTAACAAGGTCTATTGGAGAATTCTCGCAAGGTAACTATTTGAAAGGTTTGAAGCAGATGGCCTATATATTACCACCATTAGAGCTTCTAGGTGCTTTATTGGGCGATGAAGACGTTCCTGCTACTCCTGCTGTTCAAGGTGCTCTTGGAAGCGTTTGGGGCATGATTAAATCTCTAGGTGAATGGGCAAGTGAAAAGTTTGGTGATGTGATAGTCGCATTGCCAGTTATTGGGCCATTAATTAGATCAATTGGAGAGTTCTCACAAGGAAACTTTTTAAAGGGTTTGAAGCAGATGGCTTATATAGTCCCAATTTTTGAGCTTGTAGGTGCTTTATTAGGGGATGAAGACGTTCCTGCTACTAAAGGGGTTCAAGGTGCTCTTGGAAGCGTTTGGGGACTAATTAAATCTCTAGGTGCGTGGGCCTCTGAAAAGATTGGGAAATTAGTTTTACAGCTTCCTATAATAGGGCCAGCATTGAAAGCAGTTGGAGAATTCTCACAAGGAAACTTTTTAAAGGGTTTGAAGCAGATGGCTTATAT